AACCAGATTTATTCCATATATTACCAATTATTGGATTTATTTGAGTTACACCAATTTCTTCTATTTGAATAATATAACCATCCGGATTTGTTACAGAAAATTCTTCATTAGTACCATTCGGTCTAGATTCGCCTTCAATTGGTTTAATCATTATATATATATAATTATAATATTTAAATACCTTCAAAATCTATTTCAAATCTCGAACCAGAAACAGAATTTTTTTGATGATTAAAATTGGTTCCTACATCTCCTGTTGGAGTTACCCAACAGTTAGTATGGCTTCCATTACGATGTTTTGGTTTACAGATATACATTTTATTTTTAAGAATATATGGTGCAGTACTAGTACCATGATATTTACCAGCATTAGCTGCTTCTGCGCCAATAGCACTAGTAAAACTACTACCATTATTATTAATAGTATTTATTTGTAATCTTAGTAATCTTGCACTACTTGAAACAGCACCTTGTGTAGCAAATTGTCTGTTACTAGGTTTATAAATAGTAATAGCACATTCACTTGCAGTGTTTCCCTGACAATCTAATATAGTTCGCACTTGTGGTCCTTCTCTTTTAGAATTATCTGGCCAAGCTAATTTACCATTAGCATCAAAATAATTTACATTATCCGCTCTATTACCAGTTAGTTTTTGGTCATAAGTATTTCCTTTAGCTCTTAAATAAGCACGACTATCAGTATAATATTTTTTATTTAAAATCGTAGTAGCAGATTTAATAATATTAGCTTCTGGATTACAAGCAACACAGGCAACACTTTTAAAATCTGTATTAGGATTTAAAAATTTAAAATCTTTATTTGGTAATTCGAAATCTTTTTCATATAAAATATTTTCTTTAATACCTGCACTATTACTACCATCAATCGGATCGTTTGAATTGCATACAATACAATTAGTGCTATCACTTCCTAAATAAACTGAACCACCTGGTATATCCATTGGTATTCCTACACCAGCTCTTCCTCTACCACTATAAGCTCTGGGATTTAATTGTTTTCGCCAATGTTTAATAGGTCTTGCTTTAAAAGATGGACCATTATCTTTTTCATCATATACAGGTAAAGGTCTAGACCATGTTGGTACTGCACTATTAGTAGATTCACCTTTCCAACTTATATATGGTTGTTCTTGCCAATTATATGTTCGATTGGGTGTAATATTATAACCAGCATTTGTTTGCGGCATATTTTATATATATAATTCTGTAGAAAATATAAAAAGTTAAGCATATCTTATTACAATAATGATAATTGAAATTATTTTAGTTTTATTGTTTGTGGGAGAATTTTTATATGTAATTCTTTAAAAAATAAAAGCTTATGTAATTATAATAATGATAATTAAAATTATTTTAGTAATATTAGTAGTAATTATTTTATATTACTTATTTAATATTATCACTAAAGAAGATATTATTGAAGGAGTTACACCAGAATATAAAGTTATTATTTCAAATGATCCTTTAGAATCTATAAAACAAACAGCAAGTATTAATTCAACAAACATAGCAAATCTTAAAACTCAAATAGATGAACTTATTAATTTAAAAAAAGAGGTTTATGATATTAGTGGGATTGCACATGCCAATACTAAAGGTATGGCTGGTTTAAGTGATCAATTAGCAAGTTATTCAAATGAAGTATCTGGTTCAGCTGCAGATCCAAATTCTAATAAACCATTACCAAAAGTTACTGGATTAGGAGAGAATAGTAATAATTTAGCTTCTGCTTTGACACCACCTGATATGTCTAATAATTAAATTATCTATAATATATAAATATGTCTACATTTATGAGCAATTTGAATACTATGAAGGAGGATGCTTTAGGACCAGATTACAGTTATATTGATAATATAAAAAATCCAGAGTCACTTGGTATGGGGTCATCAGGTGATTTAGGTCAAATTACAAGAAATGTATCAGGATTAATAGGATACACTGAAGTTTTAGTTACAGGAGGAGGACCTGCTCAAACTACTCCAGGTGGTCTAGGAAATAAATTTTTTTTAAAAACAGGTGCACAATGTACAGGTACAGTTAATGGAGTAAAAGAAAGTAAAGATAGATATATATATTTTAATAATATACCAAACGGAGTTAATGTTCCAGGTTTAAATATCAATATAGGGGGAACCTCTTCTGGTGATGGGGGGTTGAATGGTTTGATTCCAGGAGTAATGGGTGGTATAGAAAAAACAAATCCTTTAAAATTATTTAATGCATTTACAACTGGTGCTAATCCTAAATGTGTAGCAGTAAATGCTCCAATTACACAAAAAAGGGAAGCTGATGGGTGGGTAGATGTCCCTCCAGATACAACAGAAACATATTGGATGACAGAAGGTGATGCAAAAGAATTAATATCAAGAAAAGGTAGTAATGCAGCAATATTAGAAAGTTTTATAAATAATAACAATAATAGTAAACCAAGAGTTGATAAAGGAGAAATACCAGATGATATATTAATACAAGTATATTACACCAGTTTGGGATTATTAGGATTATATATTTTAATGAAAGTATTTGAAAAAAAAGATAATTAATTAGTAAAATATTATACAAATTAATTATTTATCGACTTGTTCCTACCCATCCTACTCTACCATTAATTTTTCCACCTTTTTTATTTCTTTTTTTTCCTGCACCAGTTTGACAAGTATAATATGGATTATGGGGAGGTGGATTAGCTAATCCACTTAATTTAGGTGATAATACACTATCACCTGTACTATATCCAAAAGTAATAGGAACATTACTATATGGTTGTCCATTTCCATATACACCAAATGCTGGTGGAGAAACAGGAGATTCAGCAAGCAGATTGGATACACTTCTAGGATTATAAGAACCTCCTTTCATTGTACGTCTATTTATTCTACGTGTTTTTTTTCTATGTGTCTTGTTTCTATGTAGTTTTTTTCTTCTTATATTAGATTTTCTTTTTAAAGAAGCTTTTCTTTTCTTAGATAGACCTGCATGTCTTCTAGTACGTCTTCCTCCCACGAGAGGATGAAGTAATGGATTGATAACAGCATTTTGTCCAACTTCATTAGCATGTGCTTGACCAGCACCAAATCCTAATGTTCTAATAGGATCATTTGGAGAAGAACATGGTTTAACAGCTGCATGTCCAGCTTTAGGACCTGTAACATGCTGTGATAATGGGTCTTTTGCTAAACATACTCCTCCACTACCACCATTTTGCTTAAACATAGGAACATATTCACCTGCAGCACTAAACGCATTTTCTTTTACACCAGCACAACCATGACCAGCTACTTTACCAAATGGATCAGGAAATCTATTAGGTACACCAGTAAAATTTGCAGGAGTAAGACTACCATAGTATACAGAATTTTGTTGACTCATTTATATAATATAATTATACTTTTTTCTCAATAAATTGAGCATCTTTATATGTTATTAATTTGATTTTTTTAGTAATTACTTCTATAGGTTCCCATTTACGAAATTTTTTATTATAAATACATTTCATATAACAAGTTTTGTTAAGATCAACATATTTATCATCACTAATATTTTCAAAATCTTCATCATCATCACTTTCTTCTAATAAATCTAAGTTTCTATTTTCTTTTATATTTCTAAATAAATTATTCATCATTACACTTTTTTTGTAATTTGAAATATATGCAATATCATATGGTTTATCAAAATTTTTAGGATTATAACAATATATATTATATATATCTGGTTGAATAGTAGCTTTTACTTTAAATATACCTTCATGAATAGTTTCATTTATATATTTATATATACCTAATGAATAATTATATTTTTTTGTATTAATAAACTTTATACCATATGTATTATATGGTAGTGTAGATATATAATTATAAGCACTATTAAAATTTGAACAATATATTGGTATTCCAGGAATTATAAAATTATTAGAATAAAATTTTTGAGATATTTCACTAGTAAATAATTTTTTAAATAAATTTATTTTTTTAATAAAATCATAATTTTCTACATTAATATTTTTATAATAGTGAATATTTTCACATGAAAAATGTTTATTATTTTGAACAGTAAATAGAGTACCATATATTAATGTACCAATAGATAATTCTGAACTAAAAGATAATGAATATAATTCAATATTATTAATTTTATTATTACTATTTAATGTTAAAATCAAACATATATTTTTATTATAATAATAAGTTAACCACATAAAAGCTTTATAACCACTTGGAATAATCATAAATATATCAGCATAAACTTTATTATGTAAAATTGTATCATAAGAAAGTTCTATAGGAGGAAATCTATTCATAAGGAGATCTTTAATTTCTTTTGTTAACATTATATTAATACAAGAAATACTCTTTAATTGGTTTAATAACTAGAAAAACCTTTATTAGATTCAGAAATATCATTAACTATAATATTAGATTTATTTTGTTTTAAATCATTCAAAAATTTTTGAAGTTCATTATCCATATTATTTTTATTTGGTATAATATTTTTTTCATTATTTAAAGTACTTATAACTTGATTATATCTTTCACGAGGTTTATTTACTAAATCTTTTACTTTTGGAATAGTTAAAGTATTTTTAAAAAAATAAAAAAGATAATGAATTAATACTATCAAAATTAAAGAAATAACTATTGATTGTAAAGTCCAAAATAACATATTATATATAATTAATAAAACTTTAGTAATGATAAAAACGTAAGAATATCATTATTAATATTTAATGTATTAATATCATCTTTTGTTAAAAAATAAATATCACTAATATTATTATCAAATTTTTCAATTACTAAATCAACAATTCCATTTTTACGTAACTGATATATATCATATATTTCCTCTCTATAAATATGATTAAATGGTATTTGCCAATGTTCATCATCATATGATATAACTGTATTATCAGTAATACAATCAATATTATTAATTTTATTATAAATAGCTGGCTTAGATTGAATATTTTGTAAATAAATTTTATTATTTATTATTTTAAATATACCTTCATGAGAATATATAAAATTATATTTTTTAGTTTTATAAAAATATTCTTTAACATTTGATAGATCTAAATTTTTAATCTTAATATCTGGTATATAGATTTTCATTAGTTTATAATAATATAAACCATTTAAACCCATTCTCTTTTTGTTAAAATAGAATGACTACACTTGTAATTGTAGATAGATTAGGAACTTTAAAAGAATTAAAAGTTAAAAATTTATTAGAAGAAGAATTATATAAAAAATGTGGTTTTCGTAAAAATGATAATTTTGAAAATAGAACTACCTGGAATGTAGAAATGAATAATACTAAATATAAAATCGAATTATGGGCAAAAAATGAAGGTAAAGCTGGAACAGAAAATAAATATGATTTTCCACCTCCAATAGATAAAGAATTATATTTTGGAAATTGTTGTTTAGTTTCTAAAGATATAAATAATAATAATTATACTACATTATCAATATCTTTATGGATGAAAATTTATGAATATTTATTTGGAGGTTTTGAGGATATTGAAGAAGAAGAAGAAGAAAGTGAAGAAGAGTTAGATAATATTCCTAAAAACATGAAAACTAAACATGGTTATCTTAAAGATGGTTTTGTTGTACCAGATGATGATGAAGATGATGCTGATGATGAAGATGATGATGAAGATGATGAAGATGATAGTGATGATGGTATTATAGGACATGTCGCCGATGAAAATAATAGTAATTTATCAGATGTTGATGATGATAAATATTCGTGTTCTAGTAATGATGGTTCTGAATTAAGTGAAGAACCATATGAATATAGTGATGAAGATTAATCAATAAAATTGAATTGATATAAAAATATATTATTGAATATAATAATTATGATTGCCGTAAAAAATCCTGAAGAATTTCGTAATAATATTAATAAAAAATTATTTGAATATATTCCTGATACAAAAATGTGTAAGAATTTAGAAAAAGGTATTTATAATTATTGTATTAAAGAATGTAATAGTAAAAATATTGTAAAAAAATGGGATAATATATATTTTACATTAATATATATTAATAAATTTAGATCTATTATAAGAAATATTAATAGTGATGAATTAAAAAATCAAATTATTTCTAATAAAATAAAACCTCATGAAGTTGCTTTTATGACACATCAAGAAATGAGACCACTTCATTGGCAAAAACTTTTAGATATTAAACAAGAACGTGAAAATAATAGATATTCTCCTAAGATGGAAGCTAATACAGATAATTTCACATGTAGAAAATGTAATTCTAATAAATGTAGTTATTATCAGCTTCAAACACGTTCTGCTGATGAACCTATGACAACTTTTGTAACATGTATTGATTGTGGTAATAGATGGAAATGTTAAAAAAATATAATATAATATATTATTTCATATTTTATTTTTAATCTAATATTTCTAAATCATTAATACTCCAATATTCAAAACCTTTATTTGGTAAAGGTCTTCTAATAATAAAGGGAATTTTTTTTTGTTTTAATTCTTCTAAAGCTACTAAATATCCATCTATTGTAGCAGGAGGAACAGATACAAATGGTTTTGCTCCATTATCTATTTGTTTTGCTCTTTGTCCTAAAATTCTAGCTTTTTCATATTTTGTTAATATTGGTACTGTAGAATGTAAAGGATCAATTATATTACCAATTGCATCTCTAGTCACCACTGTTAATTTTTTAACTTCATCAAAATTATGAGCTTTGGCTTCTGGATGATAGTCTAAAATATAATTATTTCTTACTTCTTTATCAAATTTTTGTAGATAATTTTCATCTTCGTTATCTTCGTCATCATCATCATCATCATTATCTTCATCACTTTCATTAGGAGTTGATATTATTTGAGATTTTTTTGAACTTTCTTTAATAATATCTTCTTGTTTTTTAATAGATAAATTATCATCATCTTCATCATCTTCATCAGGTTCATCATCTTCATCAGGTTCATCATCTTCATCAGGTTCATCATCTTCATTAGGTTCATCATCTTCATCAGGTTCATCATCATCATCTTCATTATCACTTAGATCAAGATCACTATTATCACCAGGTTCATCTTCATTATCAGATGGAAAAGTTGGTTTATTTATAATATCTTCATTATCAGATTCTTCTAAATCAGCCATGATTTCTTATATACATAATAGACTTTTAAATCAGTTCAATTTTTTATTATTTTTGTTCATCTGTTTTCCAAATAGTATCACATTTTGAACACATATAAATATATTTCATATTGATATCATCATAGCGAATAAATATTACATCTCTAGATACTTTATCTTCTTGAATATTACTGGGGCAATCTATTTTGGGACATTTAATAGTATTAATTCTAGGTAATGTAGGGTCTTGTTTTGTATATTCATTTATTACATGACTATATTTTTGCTCACTTCTTTTTACTTGTGTTCTAGAAACACAAATATTATCTACAGATGAATCAGTATCTTCATAACCACAATTACGACAATAATATATTAAATTATTTGAGTCTTCACTAGAAATTTTAAGATAATACATATTATCACACTTAATACAAAAATGCATGTTTTATATATATTCTACGATGAATATTTATTTCAATTTTTCATAAATAGTATCTATTCTATTTATTATATTTAAATAGTCAGTAGTAATAGACATATGATATACTGAAGTTTGTAAAATTTTACTTTTTTTATTCTTTTCGCTAAGTTTATTTTTAATATTATTATAATTTTTTTTAAAAAGTTCCTGAATAATAGTAATAAACTCAGGAAAATTTTTATTAATAAAATCACTTTCTAGAATATAACATATTGCTGTATCATAATTTTTATACTCAATAATTTCATTATAAACATTAAAATCTCGATGATTTTCTGTAATACCAGGTTCATTAAGTAATGGTTTATTATTTAATATAGTACATAAAACTAAGAGAATACTAGAAATAGATTGACAAGCATTCCATTGTTCACCCGTCCAAGTATTAAGAATTGAAATACAAACTTTTCCACATTTATATAAATTTGGATTAAAACGAGTATAACCATCATTAGTACAATATGTTAGAATAGGAGGATTATAAGGATAATCAGTAGGATATTGTATTTTAAATAAATAAAATCCATATTCATAAGGAGTTGAATTAGGTCCAATTATAAGAGCGCTAGCTTTTAATATATCATCATCAGAATGTTTATAATATATACCATTTGAATGTAAAGGATTTTTATTAATATCTCTGACATCTTTAATTAATCTTTTAACTGTTTGAGAATCTAGAGTAACTGGAGATTTATTGATAGACATAATAATAATTACTTTAGTTATTTTTATGTAGAATTAATAATGTATATATTTTAAACAGAAACAATGTAATTAATATTTGATATCAAGAAATATATCCAAAAAATTGAGATAAAAATATCTCCCGGATATATATTCAATAAAGATGCCAAATACAATACTGCCACTAGATGAATTTTTAAAATTGAAAAAAGCTGGGAAAGGTACAGCATTTACCCATACAAGAATTGGTGATTCAGAAAAAAAAATTTATGGTGGAAGTTATATTATAACTGAGGCAGAAGAAGAAGAATTTTTAAATATTTATCATGAACATGTTTTTGTAAATGGTAATAAAGAATTTTTAACTGAAAAACAATTAGTTGAAAATGGTCCTATTTTAATAGATATAGATTTGAGATACGATCATAATATTTCTAATAGACAACATACAAATGATCATATAGTAGATTTAATTATGTTGTATGCAGAAAAATGTAAGGAATTAGTAAATATTTCAAATAATATATCTATTGAAGTTTATGTAATGCAAAAAAAAGATATTAATAAATTAGATACAATAACAAAAGATGGAATACATATAATTTTTGGATTAAGTATGCATAAAGGTTTACAAGCAATGTTACGACATAAAGTATTAGATGAAATTTCTGATATGTGGGATGATTTACCAATTACAAATACTTGGGAAGAAGTAATAGATGAAGGAGTAGCAAAGGGATTTGTAAACTGGCAATTATATGGTTCACGAAAACCAGGAAATCAAGCATATTTAATAAATAAACATTATACATTAACTCATAATAATAATAATTGGGACATAATAGAAAATGATGTTAATAATTTTGATACAAAAAAAAATATATATAAATTATCTGCACATTATACAAAACATCCTAAATTTGATATACTAGATAGTGTTAAAGATAATTTTGAAAAGAATTGTAAAGGATTAACAAAAAAAGTACAACCAATAATTAAAAAGAAAAAATTATTAGTAGCACCTAATTATAGTAATATTAAAAATGAAACTGAATTAGATGAATTATTAGAAGACATGTTAAATGAAGATAATATTGGTCCATGTAATTATAAAATTAAAGAAACACATCAATATACTATGATTTTACCTAATAGTTATTATGGTCCAGGTAGTTATTCAAAGTGGATAAGAGTTGGTTGGGCATTAGCATCTACAAATCCAAAACTATTTCTAACATGGATAAAATTTTCTTGTCAAGAAAATTGTAGAGAAACATTAAGAGGTTCTAATGGTAAATTTGATTGGAGTAATGTTCCACAATTATATGAAATGTGGGAAACATTCTGTCATACGGGTACAAGAGAAGATGCTCATTCTGTTACTTATCGTTCAATAATGTATTGGGCTAAAAATGATGCAAAAGAAAAATATGAAAAAATTCGGCAACAAACAATTGATTATTTTATTGAACAAACTATTGATACTGCTACAGAATTTGACTTAGCAACTGTATTATATAATATGCTTAAAGGACAATATGTATGTGTAAGTATTAAAAATAATCATTGGTATGAATACAATGGTCATAGATGGTTTGAAATTGATTCAGGTAATTCTTTAAGATTGCAAGTATCTAAAGATATGTGGCAATTATATGTAGAGAAATTACAAGAAGGAACAAGAAATTTGCAAGCTACAGAAATGGAAGACCCATCTTATGAAATGAAAAGAAAAAAAACAGCTAAATTAGCTGAAATAGCTTATCTTCTTAAGAAAACTACATGGAAAAATAATATTATGAGAGAAGCTCGTGAATTATTTTATGATCAAGATTTTATTAGTAAATTAGATCAAAATCCATATCTTTTATGTTTTAATAATTATATTGTAGATTTTAAAAATAATACATATAGACGTGGACAACCTGATGATTATATATCAAAATGTACTAATATAGACTATATTCCCTTAGAAAAAATTAAATTAACTAATAGTAAACAAATTACTGAAATTTATCAATTTATGGATGAATTATTTCCAGATATTTCATTAAAAAATTATATGTGGGAACATCTTGCTTCATGTTTAGTAGGAACTAATGAAAATCAAACATTTAATATTTATACTGGTTCTGGTAGAAATGGTAAATCAAAATTAGTTGATTTAATGTCAAAATGTATGGGAGAATATAAAGGCACTGTTCCTATTACACTAATTACTCAAAAACGTAATAGTATTGGTAGTACTTCATCAGAAATTGTACAATTAATGGGAACAAGATACGCTGTTATGCAGGAACCATCTAAAGGAGATAAAATTAATGAAGGTATTATGAAAGAAATTACTGGTGGAGATCCTATTCAAGGAAGAGCATTATTTAAAGATACAATAACATTTATTCCACAATTTAAACTAGTTGTATGTACAAATACAGATTTGGCTATTAATAGTAATGATGATGGAACATGGAGAAGAATTAGAAAATGTGACTTTTTATCAAAATTTTTAGAAAATCCATATGAAGATGAAGATAAATTTCCAAAAGATCTTTATCCATATCAATTTAAAATTGATAAAAATATTGATGAAAAATTTAATGATTGGGCACCAATATTTATGTCACTATTAGTTGATATATCCTTTAAAAATAAAGGTAATGTTAATGATTGTCCAATTGTTATGTCTGCTAGTGATCAGTATCGTGAAGGGCAAGATTTTATTACACAATTTGTTAAAGAAATGGTAATTAAAAGTAAAGGAGATAAAATTAAGAAAACTGAACTTAGTGAACAATTTAAAATTTGGTGGGCTGAAAATCAGGGAAGAGGTGGACAACCTAAAAATTCTGAACTTAATGATTTTATGACTATTAGATATGGTACTTATCGTAATGGTTGGCAAAATGTTGCGATTAATTATGATAATGATGATGATGAAGATATTCCATCATTTAATTAAATATATATTTAATTAAAATATCAAATATATATTTTTTTATACCATAAATTCTGGATTACTATATATTTCATTTACTTGTCTATTAACCATAACAAAAGTACAACATTTGGGAAAATCTTTAATTCTTGATGCACCCATATATGTACCTGTTGATCTTAATCCACCAAAAATATCTTGAACTGTTATATTTACTGGACCTTTAAATGGAATTTTTCTAAGTTTTCCTTCACTACTTCTATAACTTGCCATACCACCATTATGTTTATTTTGAGCATGCTCACTCGACATACCATAAAATAATTTATATTTTTTTCCATTTTCTTCGACCAATTCTCCCGATGATTCTTCATGACCAGCCATCATACCACCTATCATAACAAAATGTGCTCCACCACCAAAGGCTTTAGCTATATCTCCTGGTCTTTGACATCCACCATCAGATACAATATGTCCATTTAATCCATTTGCTGTTTCACTACAATCACTACAAACAGATAATTGCGGCATACCTACTCCTGTTTTAAGTCTTGTACTACATACTGATCCACTACCTATTCCACATTTTACAACATCGACTTTTGCTGTAAGTAATAATTCTTGCACCATATCACTTGTAGCTACATTTCCAGCAATAATAGTTAACTCTGGATAATCTATTCTTAATTTTGTACAAAATTCTACAAATTTGGAACTATATCCATTTGCTACATCAACTACAACAAAATAAGGTTTTAATTTTAAAATTAAACAATCTAATTTAGCTCTATCTTTATCTGAAATTCCTGTTGTTAGTGTATAATAATTTGGATCTAACAAATTACCACTTTCTTCATATTTTGTAAAATCTTCAATATTATAGTGTTTATGCAAACAAGTAATTATATTATATTTATATAATTCATTATACATTTCTAATGTTCCTGTTGTATCCATATTAGCAACCATTAAAGGAACCCCTTTCCATTTTCTTTTAGAATGTAAAAACTCCACTTCTCTTTCTAAATCTACTTCACTTCTTGAAGCTAATTGAGAGCGTTTAGGTTTAATTAATACATCATTAAAATCATATTTAACTCCTTCTTCTATCTTCATATAATATATTAAATTTATATACCTTTATACTAAATTTAATATTATATTAAAATTCTTTTGTCCATATATGAACATGATTTTTTATAAGATAATCTTCTTTAAATCCTAATTTAGATAAAGTTTTTTGTATGTCTTTTTGATATTCTATTAAATATGGTTCTCCCATTAACATTACATTAGATGGTTTATAATATGGTGAAATATCTATTATTATTATTTTTTCTTCTATAAATTTTTCACAATTATTAATAATATTAATCCAAGCTCTTTTTGGCATTTCATGAAATCCAAAAAAACATGTTGCTATTTCCCAACTTCTTTGTGGATTATAAAATTCTGCGTGTTCTACTAGAAATGTTTTATCTGGATGTAATTTTTTTGCTTTATTAATCATTTCACAACTAGTATCTATTCCTATTGACCCATCATTACTTGAAGTAGAAAATCCTACACCACAACATAAATCTAAAATTGCTTTATTATTATCTTGTAACATTAATGTTGCTTTTCTTATATCCATATTATCATATGCACAGTAATCTATCATTTTTGTAAAATAAGGAGCTAACTCTGCATGAATTCTTCCTCCTATACCTGTATTACCAAATGAATGTATTCTTGGATCAAAAGGATAAGAATTCTTTAGAAATGGATAATTTGACTTTAGAGAGAAAATATTTGTTAATTGTAATAATAATAATAATAATAAATTTTTTTTCATCATATTCTAATATATTATAATATGTTTATATTATTAAATATTAGTATATACGTTTTTTGGAACATTATTATTAAGTAAATAGTATAATCTAAAATATATATAAAATAAATATTTTGATATATTTAATGATATCAATGGTAATATTATTATAACCAATATTATTAATAATGTTATATAATTTTTATAATTTTTATCTCTCATAATCACACGTATAATTATCCATGCTAATAATATATAATATATTGATAGTAATCCTTTACGTACTATATCTAACCACTCAATTTCGTATTCTTCATAAATAACTTTACGATCATTTGTTAATCGTAAACGATTATTTTTATCTAAAAAATTTAATAAATTTTTTTCTTTGTCTTTTTTCATATTTATATAGTCCATCATTCTATTAAAATAAATATATAATCCACTATAATCATTAGATAATGTATTTAATTGTCTCATTAATTCTTGATGTTTTTTAAAACGCATAATATTTTCTTTCTCAAATTCTTTTTTATATTTATCTAATAACATTTTTTCCCATTCTTCTTTACCTAATGTAGTTGTATAATAATTTTTTTCAGCTGTATTTAATTCATCTGGTGCATTTTTTAAATTTTCTTGTGCTTCTATTAATATTTTTTTTAAATCTGCTTTTTTTATTTTTTTTGCTGCTGTAGGATTATTTGCTATAGCAATTTGTTGTGTTAAGTTATTTAAGGTATTTATTGAATATCCTGCTTTTGTAAAAGCTTTATTTATTTCTTGTTGTTGTTTTATATCTGCAATCGATTCACTACTTTCTGCCTGTGCTTCTGCCTCTCCCTGTTGACGTCTTAGTGAACGTGACCGTCTACGTGATCGTGAACTTCCTCTTCCTCTTGCCATACTAGTATAATTATATATTTTAAACTCGTGCAAAAGATGCAGATTCTGGATCAAATGCTCGTACTGTTGAACGATCTCCATACTCACAATAATCTCTACTTACATAATTAGGTGCTTTTCCTTTATTTCTAAAACCTTCTTTTGGTTCATTCGATATTTTAGCCTCAAGTACTTCATTCGGTATTTTAACATCAAGTACTTTATATTCACATTTTCTTAACTGTTTATTATATCTCATATTATCATTACAACACGCCTCACCATAACACTTGATTCCTAAACTTCTTTCTAATTCACCGAACGTATTACTACCTGGTCCATTAATGAATTCATTCCATTTTTGTTTATTATAATCCCATACACTCGGAGGATTGGCTACGCCACTAGCCGCTCCAGTACCACCCCAATTGATTGCATCATATTCCATATTATCTCTCGACATTAGATCAAATACTCTCGAAATTACAAAGTATGCACCAACCAGTCCTACTAAAGTTGCTAACATTCGAGTTACTTCGTATGAAAGAAAACCCTTTTTATTTAAAATTGCTAAAATTAATATGGGTACTAATACCATTATTAATACTTTCATTAAGCTAGTATGAGCTTTATATCTTTTACCATAATAAGTATTAATTTCTACCATACGCATTTTATTGTCTCGTGCGGCTCTTACATCAAGTAATTCCTCTCTCGCTTGATTTAACTGTTCTTCAGCAGTCTCAACTAAAGTTAATTGATTAACTAAATTAACTCGTGTTCCTGCTACATTATTCTGCATTTGACTGTACATATCCGTTAATGTTTTAAAAAGATTTGCTCTTATCTCAGATAATTTATTTATTTCCTCTACTATTGCTTGAACTTCTTGAGGATTACCTTCTTCTCCAGACTCCTTAACTAATTTATCATATTGTGCCCTTTCTAATTCTTGTAATTTACTTATTTGATTTAGGGTCTCTTCTTGTCTTTCTTGACTAAATTCTAAATTAGCATTTGTTAAATTACCACTCATTATATATAATCTGTTAAGATAATATATAAAAAAAACTTTTAATCTTATTATTTACTTCTTGAATTTTTTATTCCATAAATTATTATCAAAATCGCTAAAATGCTCCATAATAAGTATTGATAATTTTCACTTTGCATTCTTAAATATGTGTCTTCATCCATTGCAGTTATATTAGTATTGTGTTTATCAGCGTGTTCTAATTCATATTGTGCTTCATTATAATCTGATAATTGTTGTGATAATCTATCAATATTAAATTTCATATTATTATCTAATTTCTCTTTTTGATTTGTTAAATCTTTTAGTTTAGTGTTCATTTCAGTTCCTATATCATTTAATTTCTCTCCTTCAAGTGCACTTGATCTTCGTTTATCTTCAATATAATCTGCTACTTGACACAAACTGTCTTTACTCATCGGATCTCCTCGAATATAACTATTCCATTTTTCTCCTGTTATACTATTTACTTTTTTACTACAACTAATATTATTATCTAATAATTTAGATCTAATAAATAATTCTAAATCTTCATTAAAAATTCTCTTTCCGTCAGGATTTGCACCAAACATATTCTCTCCATATAATGTTCCTGTTTTAGTTTTACTATTATATGAAAAACCATAACATTTATTATTATTAGTACATTCGTCTTTACACTGTTCTAATGTAGCATTTTGTAAATTAATTGGTTTATTATTCTCCCCTATTAACGGATCCGTTGAACTATAATTTCCAACTGAAAAATAATTTGTTCCACCATTACTCAGCATTGCTGCTGGATATGGTCTTATTTGTAAATCATTTGATATGTATGCTACTTGCCCAACTTCACCAGATTCTATATTTGGAACACTATATATTGCATAATCACTTATTCCTGTAGAATCACCTGTAGGATTCAAACCAATATAATCTTCTAAACTATTTTTTTCACAATTTAATATTGAATACATTAATAATAACTGAAATGTATTTGCATTTCTAAAAAGCACTAATCGACATTTTCCACTTTGTGAACCTACAAAACTATTTCCTACATTAGTTAAATCATCTACTGCTGGTAAAATATCACCAGGAGCTAAATAGTTTCTTTTAAATATTCCTTTATCATATTTATATTTATCCATTGCTATAGCTGTTGCTGGTATTCTATTAGTATTTACATTATAAAAGTCTTTACCTTGTTGAATTTGTATATATCCTGAATCTGATAATATTAGTTTTACATCTAAACATTTATTACTTTCAGAATTACAATCATAAATTGCTGTTTTTAACCAAGCTCCGTCTCCATCAGAACTTATATTTACTGTTTTGTTACTATCACTATCACCACAACGATAACTGCTAGTATAACCTATGGGACAACCTGGAACATACACTGCTTGGGGACAATCAACATAATCATCATCATTGCGACATTGACCAGCTATCACTGTCTGCCCATTAAGAATAGTTTTTTTTATACCTTTAATACCATCAAATAACTTATGAGCATTCGTTGGTGTCCATTCAGTTGGAATTGGTTCTCCATTCTCTTGTAAAAGTTCAATTGAAGTTTTATCTGAAGGTTGTATTTTTATAGGATATGCATTTAAAAATTTGCCATTATTATCACTTTCCCACCAAGTAGGATCTCTAAGATTACGTTCTAATTCTGATGCACCTAATGTATACCTAAATTCAGGTAAATTATATTTATCTGTTTGATTATCTAATGCTATTTTTATTAAATTATTCCAATTTCCAGAAGAAGGTATAGATTCATATCGATTTACATTTATATGTTGTTTTAATTCATTTGAACCATCACCATCATCACCATTGTTATTGCTATTATTAGCTCCCATTAGTATATAAATATATAATAATGATATAATAATAATTATTATATTTATAAGAATTAAAATTTTAATTAATAATTTTAGAAACTAATTGTTGACATTGATTATTATTCCATAATAAAGACGAATCAGCACCTGCAGGAATATTAACACTTCCACCAATATATTTATTGCAATTAGTGATAGGAGGTGCTCCATTTATTAGATAATGTCCTAATGTGCCATTATTAGTTAAACCAAATACATCTCCTGCAATTGGAGAACCTTGAGGTACAAATCCCATAGCCAAAGTACCATCTTTTAAAAGTCCTAGACCTACATCTCTTGTATTATTAATTTTGCCAGAAAACATATCTGTACTAGCAATAAAACTTTGTCCTTGATTATCTTTTAAAAATTGATCTATTACACCATCTTCTTTTTTTGTTTTATAACTTTCACTACTACTTGTCCAACATCTACCTTTATCTTCTTTTTTATTTGTTAAAGCAAATAATGTTTTACCTAAATCTAGAGCTCGAGTTTTGCAAGCTTCTCTTGTCGTAATTCCTAAATCTGTTTCTTCACTAAAATCTGGATTATTTTTATAACAACCAAGATAAGTGTCGCCTACTAATGATGGATTAACTTTTTGAGTAATTTGAACATTGGTTCCTGAATTACCACATGCTTGACCTGGTTTCATTGGTGTCCCAACTAACATTGGTGGAGATGATTCTATTATACTACCTGTAAGTTTATAATTACCATCTACTCCTAAATTAGTATAACTCATACCAGATCCACAACCATTTTTACCTTGTGTAGCATTTATAACTACATTATTTGGATACCATTTAAAAATACCTCTTTCAGTAACATAACCCTTTGTACCACTAGATAATTGAACATTTGTTCCTTTATTAGGATTATTTCCTGCATTAGTTTTTGAAAACGTATCTGCTTGACTATACATATCTTTTAATTCATTATTATATATATTTGATTGATTAAATAATCTTTCTTGCATCTCTTTTGTTACATTTTTATCTTCTAAATTTTTTTTATATATAGCATTATTAGGATCTTTATATCTTGTAAATATAGAATTATTTGTAAATCCCTCTATACGCTCAGACCATGCATTTTGTACAGGAGTTCCAATATGATTATTATCATGAAAATCAGCAATTAATTGATATTTACCGTCTACATAATCTTGTTTTAATTTAGCACTTTCTGAAGATATAATAGAACTACATTTATTACGATTTTGCCAACTAATAGAATTATTATTTTCATCTAGACATTCACCATATTGCGTATCACCAGACTCAGATGGACGAAATTGTCCATTTAAAATTTGATTACATGATTCTCTTGTATATAATGGAATGTTAGTACCATAAACTTCTTTACATGTAAATTCTGCTACTGGTTTTGGTGTATTAGAACCAGAATCACTATCCGGAGGAATTCTTTCAAAGCATCTTCCCCAATTTCTACCACTTCTTATGGCGTGATTTACTCCGTATAGTCCATTTGGATCCTCACTTGTAAATGGACTAAATTCACAACAAGTATCACCACACGAGTCTAAACCAAACCCACTACGTCGGCACTTACAGTCACCTGCAGTAGAAGTTCTTTGATAACCAGGGGGTGGTGCAGAATTTGATCCAAGAGTTTGAGGTACGCCTTGATCGACCAATGGCTGAAATGGATAATCCGCTGGCCATGTATTAGTAGGGGTCGCTTGATCCGCAGGGGTTACGGTGTTAGTGTTAGAATCGCAATTGTTAACTTTTGTATAACTATTAATGCCTATAATATAGTCATAGTCGCTGTCTTTATCACGAAGACTATAAATGTATTCATTATTAGCAATACGCTCTTCAACAATTGATCCACAATTCTCCAAACTATTGCATTTTGCCTTGGCATCATCTAAATTCCAATAATAGTAAAGATTATCTGGAGTCACACCTTGTTGATCATTTCTTTTAAGTAGTTTAGTATAGCTTCTATGTATTTTTTTATCATAAACAATTTCACAACTAGAATTAGTTTCGGGAGTGCAAGCAGGGTCATCAGGATTTATTTTGGTACTTTTTTTATAACCTGTATAATTGGTTCCCCACGAATAGGGATCAGGTTTCTGTGCATAACGTAGAGTATAATTACCATCACCTTTACCGAAAACAAATCCTCCGCAGTTATCCATACGATCACATTGTTCCTTAGCCTGTTCAATATCTTTATACGTGTAATGGTCTGGCACACCTTCTTTTTTTACTAACATAGGATAGTTTCTACCTTCATTTGAAATATATTCATGTTCACAGGGAGGAGGAGGAGGAGGAGGAGGAGGAGGAGGAGGAGGAGGAGGAGGAGGAGGA